CAACTTTTTGTGCTAAACTTCTTGACATGAAAGAAAAAGATGTAGAAAATCATTTTGTCTGGGCGGTGGAGCGTATGGGCGGGGTGTCATACAAGTTCACCTCACCGGGGCGCAAGGGCGTAGCGGACAGGATAGCTTGCCTGCCTGACGGCAGCACTTGGTTTGTGGAACTTAAGACCAAGGGCGGTAGGTTATCAGAATTGCAAAAGCTGTTTGCGGCAGACATGGCGCGGCTCAACCAGAAGTATGTATGTCTATGGACGAAGGAGCAGATTGATGAAATCTTCACAAGAACTGTATGACGCGGGGTATGCCCTTCCGCAGTACGACATCTCAAGAGTAAAGCGAACATGGCGTCACAAAGACAAGATTTTTACAACGCCGTATGACGTGCCTGTTGAAACAGTAATGGTCAACGGACACCTAATGCAATGTTTACCAATGGAGAAAGTTGATGACAGCGCAGCCAGCTAGGCACTTTGCCTTTGGCCCTTACCAAGCCGAAGCCATTGGCCCCAATGGATGGTGGGGCGTCAAAAACAAGAACGGGTTAAATGTTCTTACGTTCACTGACCGCCCAGGCCATGTGTTTGCCCTTGAGGCCGAGGCCAAAAGCCTAGCTGACGAGTGGAATAACGGCAAGGTGTTTGAGTACCCGCCAGAGCCTGTGATTGTGCCCCGTATTCCAGACCCAGTACATGACGCTCGGTTTGGTAAGTACATCCGCACCCAGCGGTTTGTAAACGGGCGTTGGGTGTCGCCCATTCCTGTAGACAAAAACTGGGCAAAAGCTGTTGATGAATATGTTGAAACTTAGACCCTACCAAGAGCAGGCGGCTGACTTCCTGTTCGAGCATGACCGCGCCATGATCTTGGCGCCAGTCGGCGCGGGCAAGACGGCCATTACGCTCACGGCTATGCAGGCCATGCTCAAGGACGGGCACGCCCGCCGCTTCCTGGTGCTGGCCCCCAAGCGGGTCGCCACCAGCGTCTGGCCTGTCGAGCAGCCCAAGTGGGCACCCGATGTGACGCTGGCCGTCGCCGTGGGCACACCCAAGCAGCGCGCTGCGGCCTTTGCATCTAGCGCCCAGGTGGTGGTGACCAACTACGAGAACCTGCCTACGGGCAAGTTTGACGCGGTGGTGTTTGACGAACTGACGCGGCTCAAAAATCCATCCGGCAAGCGCTTTAAAGATTTGCTCAAATTCCTTGCGCCCATTGAGATTCGCTGGGGGCTGACCGGCTCGTTCACCAGCAATGGCTTGGAGGACGTGTTCGGCCAGTGCAAGATCGTTGACCAGAGTTTGTTGGGCCGCAGCAAGGGCGCATTTCAGCAGCAGTATTTCGTGCTGATTAACCCCGACTTTGGCGAGTGGGCACCGCGCAAGGGCAGTTTAGAAAAGGTAATGGCCGTGATAAAGCCTGCCACTTTTGTGTTGGACGCGGGTGAGTATAGCGACAAGCTGCCCCCGCTCCATACGGTAGAAGTGCGCTGCGATCTGTACGACCGCAAGCCTTACGACACCATGAAAAAGGATTTCAAGCTGCAAGACATTACGGCCATCAACGCGGCTGTGGTAACCGGCAAGTTGCAGCAGCTTGCCAGCGGATTTGTGTACCACACCGTACAGAGCCCATCAGAGATACCTGGCAAGTGGATGATGGTGCAAACGCCAGTGTGGTTTGACACGGCTAAGTTTGACCGGCTGCATGAATTACTTGAGGAGAACCAACGTGCTAACACGCTTATTGTTTACAACTATCAAGAGGAACTGGCCGAACTCAAGCGGCGTTACCCCCATGCTCAGACACTTGACGACGACCGGGCAATTGAGCGGTGGAACGCGGGCACCATTGAGTTACTGCTTGTCCACCCCAAGTCAGCAGGCCACGGGCTCAACCTCCAGTACGGCGGGTGCCGGATCGTGTTCCTGTCCCTGCCCTGGTCGCTCGAACTGTACGAGCAGACCATCGGGCGCTTGCATCGTAGCGGCCAGCGGCATGACGTGTGGTGCTACGTGATGCTGACCAACAAGACGGTGGACGAACGCATCTGGGCCGCGCTGCATGACAAGCGCGCTATTTCTGATATTGCAATGGAAGAACTATGTTAAATCAATTGAAAGCACAACTCAAAGCGGCCAAGGCCGAACTCAAAATACGCGAGCGCCAGTTGAACGCTCTTTGGCGGTCGCATGACCGTTGCGTTTATTTAATTATCAAACTGGAGACACGAATTGAAAAATACTTGGCGAAGTCTAAATGACCGTCTGCCCACACTGTCTGAAGAGGAAGTGATGGGTATGCTGAACAACGAGCGTGACACGCTCAAAAGAGTATCCGTACTGGAGCGTTTGCACCAGCGGTACAACACCCTGCGCGTCGCGCGGGAGAGACTTGAACTACTAAAGGAAGCTAAATTACCATGAAATTTTTAAGATTTTTTAATGCTTATTACCGTTACTTGCCGCCAGTTGAAATCATTGCTTACGAACTCAAGCAGGCCCACCTAGACCGCCTTGAAGCTGAAACAGAAGTTGAGCACGCAAAAGCGTGTCTTGATCTAAGCCTAGTTCGCATTGAGCGTTTAAATACGCGATTGAAGGAATACAAATGACTCAATGTTGCAACGATTTTGCTAATTGCACACAGGGCAGGGATTGCCCAATACGCAAGCAACGCATGAAAGAAGTCAACGAAGCGTTTATAAATCTGCATCGCGGAATAGATGACCCTTACGAAGATATTACCTCTACCATCAAGGGCTTGGTGGCTTGGATTGCAGTGGTGGGGATTGTTGGGCTTATATTTTGGACATGGGTAAAAGTATGACGGGCTATCAAAGCAAAAAGGCAGCGGCCTTAGACGAAGAGGGGATGTACCTTGTGCATCACACTAAAAGTAGGGTATTCGATAAGCTGGGCAACAAAGTAAAGGAAGATGACGATGACACGCAAGTTTATGCCGATGCGCTAACTATTGCATACCAATCGGGATTTTTCGATGGCAAGAAAGCAGCACAGCGCACAGAGCCTGTGGGTTGCGTTGCTGACATTGATAGATTGCGGCGTCAAATGTTTTTGGATTTAGGTTACTCCCTGTCCGACCCACTCTACACCACCCCACCCGCACAGCCAGCACCTGTGCAGCAAGAGCCTGATGAGACAGAAACCTTGCACTATCATGCTTTTAACTACCGAAATGCACACGTTGCCCAAGCGCATGAGTTGTGGCTTATGTTGGAGAAGTTTGTTGATCGAAAAATCAAAGAAGCCGCCTTTAGCACGAAGGAGAACACATGACACCAAAAAGTTATGACATTGACACCGCTAAAGAAATAGTAGGCGATGCGCGTATGCGAGTTATTGAAGCCAAAGCAAGGCAGGATGCAGACAACAACGTTAGGGATGGTATGGCGCATGTGAAAGCCGAGGTTGGCTATTGGGATAGGGTAGTGCAGTCTATGGAGTTGGTTGTATACGATGCAGCGTACCGCAAAAGGTTAGAAAGAATTCAACGCATCAAAGAGAAGGAGAACACATGACCATCGCATGGTACGACCCCACTAACCACCACGTTAGCACGGACAAGAACGACCCCGCGTTTACACCGCTTGGTCAGTTGTGGCCTTTGGATGTGCAGCAAGAAAAAAACTTTTGCCCGCGCTGCGGTAAGCGCACAAACGACATTCACACTTGCACACCACCACAGGACAAGAACACATGAAACCAAGTCACCCAAAAATTAGGCAGCTATTGCATCAATACCAAGACGGCCTGACAGCAAAAGAAATATCTGAACGGCTAGAAAAAAGACACGACACAATTTATGCTGCGCTGCAAAATATGCCGGATACTTACATAGATAGATGGCTAGAGGCCCAGCAGCAGTTGCCGCCACAAGCCGTATGGTGCGCTGTAGTGCCGCCCGAAAATTGTCCTAAACCCAGACCAAAAAATGTCAGACCTACCCAACTTCGCCGCGTGGAACCACGAAACCTTAGCGAAATTCGCTTTGGAAGCGTACTTACGAATGCAAGCCCAGCAGGAAGCTATTGAACAACTGCGGGGCGATCTGAAGGACGCTATGCAGCTAGTACGGGCGAGTACCCTTGCTGTCGATGATTAGCACCTGGCTCCGAGGCTTGCCCTTGGGGTCATTAGGCACCGATATGTGCGTCCAACGGTCAAACTCGCGGATCAATTGGTCAAAAGGCAGCTTGGCTGCCATGATTGCCTTGACTACAGCGTCTGGCGCCATACCTGGCACGCGGATGTCAGCAGCGCAGCCCAAGCGGTGCTGGCTTGTATCCTTGCTGCCTACAGCGTCATTTACTTGTTTGCTCCGAAACGCGCTGTTAACCATGACCGGCTTGCCGCCAATAGCGATTTTGACTTGTTCCAACAACTCAGCCAAGCGCTGGAGATTTGCAATTTCACTAGGGTTAGGTTCATTTTTAAATTCTCGGTGATCGGTGACAGTTAATTCTGCCAAGGAAAAATGCGGCGTCATTTAAGACTCTCTTCCCCGTGGGATAACTTCACACCAGCCAACAAGCCGATAAAGCCACCAACAATAGTCTGGAATGCGGGAGATATAAGTTTGAAAATTTCTGCATTGTCTACAAGAGGGTTGAACAGACCAGCCATCAGCACCCCGACCATTCCAATGACGACCACACACAGGGTGAAGCTGACCATCAGGGTTACAAAGAACGTAAGTTTTGCCTTCATTTCCTTACCCTATCGCTGATTTTCTCTAAGGTTCGACCACCAAAATAAAAACTCATTACCAGCATCCCCCACTGGCCCAACAACTCTACATAAGCGCCACGGGTTTCGTACTCAAAGATAGACGCAATGGCAAAGCCGGAGTACGCCAGCAAGATAAATATCAACGTCATTGGGCGGATGTTCTTTGACAGAAAAGAGTCAGACCCCATATCGGCCTGCATACGCTGTGTCAGGTTGTTTTGCTCAGTCTCGTACAGCTTGGTTTCATTAGCCATCTTTGCTAACTCACCGTCTTGCCCCATCTTGGCAAGTTCAAGTTGCGCCCTAGCCTTGGCCTCGGGGTCTGGAATCAGCCTGTCAATGAGTTTGCCGCCTATGTCAAGCAGCGAGGATAAAGGGTCAAAAGCCATGATTAATCTCCTTGTTACCGTTCATCTTGCCTTCTCCATAATCTTGGCCCGCAGGGCTGGGCTATCAGCAGTGCCAGCCCACTCGGACAGGGTGTTCCAAATAGCAGTGTAATCGTCCGCGCTGCACGTTGACTTGTCCAGCCACTCTAGCATGGCTTTGTGTCGCTCTGCTGGATTGTGTGTTGCCCAGGCTATGGCATACAACTCTTGCACCGCGCATTTTGGTGGCTGCGGCTTGGGCTTCTTGGGCGGCTCCGCGCTCAGAATCAGCTTGTCCTGGGCGACCGATACCGTGACCAGTGCCAAAAAAAGTACGATCCGGCGCATTAATCATTTGTCTGCTTTGTTATCCAGCCGGTCAAAAATCTTGCTTAGCATCTCCTTAACCTCACGCATATCGTCCTTGTAGTCTAGACGGGCAACATAGATTGTAGGCAGCTTGGACAGGTCGTTTTTAAGGTCTTGCACTGCTGTCCACAATTCACGCGCGAACCATCCGGCCACGCCCATGCAGCCGCCCAAAATGAGGTTGATTGTTTGCTGATCCATTATTAGTCATTCATTGCGTTTTGATTTGCGGGGGCTAAAGCGTTTGTAGACTGTTCTTGTCTTGTGGCTACTCTTGCGCCAATTGCGCCTGCTTTACCCCAAGATGCGGGGTCGGCCAATGCGCGAAGCGCTTTACTTTTTTCGGTGGCGGGCAAAGTGTTAAGCATATCTAACGCGCTTTGCCCTGAAAGCATACCTTTTTGCAATTCTGCAAAAACTTTTTTGTCAAGCCGTTTTTCCAAAATGTCTAGTGTTACGTTAGCCGCTGTTGTGGCGCGGTTTAAAAGACTTGGAAACCTAAAACGAAATGAATCTTCACCAATAACTTTTCCTAGCGTTTCAGTGCCAGCAGTTGCGGCCTCTTTCATCGCTACGTTGCGCTCAACGTTACTAGCCACTTTTTCCAACGTAGGCAATTTGCTGCCCATCTCTTTAAAAATGTCATAGCTGCCGGGGCCAAAGATGGCTTCTACGGCATCGGGATTGTTGCCGCGAATTAAACGCACATATTGATCTGGGGCATTTTTAAACAGTTTTGCAGCTTCTGCCGCCATTGCTTTTTGGTCTATGGCTTGCATACCTTGCGAATATGTTTTAAGGTACGCTTCCCAACCTGTACCACCCGCTTGCTTAATCGCATCGTCAATTAAAGGGCGAACTTCCTCAAGCGTTTTGCGTGTTACCTTGGCGCTAATTTTCGGGTCAGTCTGCCCAAGAATTTGCATGATTCGTTCATTGATGCCTTCTTTGCGGAGGGTATACAGATCATGCGCGTCGATAACGCCGCCGCCTTTTTCTGTCAAATTAACAATGTCGTCTTTAATTGACTGCAACACTTTGGTCATGTTGGAACTAGCCCGAAGCCCTGGCGTAGCAAGTTTGGCGTCAATTGCTGCCGTAATGCTTCCGGCGTCCAATGGTTTTAAACCGTAGTCTTCCAAACTACCAATTTGGCGCTCAATAAACCCAGCTTCGGCGCGGCGTTGTTTGGCGATGGCAGCAAACGTGTCTGATGTTTCTTGCCATTGATACGCTCGGTTAGTGTTGTCTAATTGACCCGGCATACCTAATTGCTTTTGAGCGCGCACATTGGCTTGCGCCGCTTCTGTGCTTGCATTAATTCCAGACACGCCGGGCGCGGGGGTGCCCGCCGCACCAGAAGGTAAGTTTGCAGGCATACCTTCACGCAAAGCGTTGACACTGCTTGCTTGGCGCTGTTGCATTTGTGGAGCCAAACGATTGGTTGTTTGAGCAGCTTGATTGGCTGCTTGCAACTCTATTGCCCGCATATCGGCGGTCAATTGATTCAGTCGTTTGATGGATTGCTCATACGCTGCCCGTGCTTCGGTTTCGTTGCCGCCTTCAGCCATGCGTTGCAATACAGCTAAGTCATCATTAGCTTGGCGTTTTAGCAACGCAGACACATCGTCTGTTTTGCCGGTCATAGCCCCAAGCGCTTGCCACGCATCGTTTTGAATTCCATACGTTGCTTGTGCAGCCGTAACATCTGTAGGCGATGCCGCTAACGCAGCACGAATAGCGGCAATTCGGTTACCAGCAACATCCCTAGCAATTTTTCCTGCTCCAACTTCGGCTAACCGACCGCTAAAAGCATCAGCTAAAAAACCAGCAGTTTTACCCATTATTTTTACTATTGGCGGTGCTACAACAGCTAATCCAGCCCCAGTAGTAGCGCCAGTTCCAATTTCTTCTGGGTTGGTCAGCGCCGCCGTTGCGCCGCCAGTTACGGTGCCCCCCGTTACCCGCGCGCCAACGTCAGCCGCACGGGTTCCAAGTGAAACTGCGGCAGGCGCAACGCCAGGGGCAGTTTTAACAGCAGGTATCAAACCAGTGTTAAAGCCAGATGACCGCAAGGCGTTAACTAAGGGATTAATAAAAGTCGGCGCATACGGGGCCGCTGCCGCCAATGGTCTAGCTATAACGCCACCAACTGGAGCCGTAATAAATGCTTCGGTTCCTAATTCGCCAACGCCTGTTGAGAACGGGTAGTCTCGTTTAAAGGGTGCGACCCGCAATTGTGCTTCTGCTTGACGCCGTAAAGCGTCTTCAATTAAAGCGTTGCCGGTGTCCGTTGCGCCCAACCCTTGAAGCCCTTTACCAAGCAATTGTTGACCACCAAATAAGAGGTTGCTGCCACCTTTGATAGCGCCTTCCGATACAGCTTGTATAGGCGCGCCAATACTTTCCATTACCGCGTTAAGACCTGTAAATTTAAGCGGCGTTCGGCGCGAGCCATACGCATCCATCGTCCCTTCGGTTCTGCTTGACGTGCGGTCGCTAGGCGTACCGTCAACGGCAGTTAACCCAAAACGTGTTTTAATTGCCTGTTGTGTTTCAGAATTTGCATTAGCAAAAGAAGGGTCGCGGGCTATGTGCTTATCAAAAATAGCCCGTTTTGTTTCCGCGTTTGCGTTGGCGTAGTCAGGGCTACTAAGAATTTCTGCTGGGGTCGGCATGGTTTATACCTCTATTAGTTCAGCAGTGGATTGCGTGTGTCTACGCCGGTTGGAGCAGCCCCCGCACCTTCTGTCGGTATATCAGCCGTTGTAAACTGTCCTTTACGGGCAATCATTAACCGCAGCACAGTTTTGCCTGCGGCTTTTCTAATTTCGGGCGGCAATGTTGGGTCAGCTAATTGACCTGCCGCTTGCTTGTACGACGTTGTATCTGCGTTAGATTGTGGCCCTTCAAATCTAGGAACCATTTTTAACGCAAGGTCTGCAACTGGTTGAAGTTTGCCAATTGCAATGTCGCCAGGCATTGCTTTTCCAATAAACCTTGCGCCTATATCTACAGCGCGCCCCACACCGCTACCTGTAGATTGGTCAATCAACCCGCCATCTTTAGTTACTGCCGTAAGTTCTGCAATAGCTTGATCAAGGTCTCTAGCCAAGTTTACTTTTGCCGCCGCCGTTTTTTCAAACGTAGCGCTTGGTTTACCCGCGCCTTTTTGTGTGTTAATTGGTTTTCCAAATTTGTTGTAGAACGTTACATTTCCAGCGTTGTCAACTTGGGTGGACGCTACGGTAGTGTTGGGGTCATCTTTAGCCGCGCCTTCAGATTTAGCCGTCAATCTGGCAAGTTGTTTAGCAAATTCTTGGTTGTACGCAGGTGAACCGGCTGGGCCTTTTAACAGAGCAAACGCATCTGCGTTTTTCATCTCAGTTGAAGTGGCAGCAGCGGCGGCGGTTACGGGCTTATCTGTCAACCTTAAAAGTTGGGTTTGAAGGCTTTGGTTATATGCAGCAGAACCTTCTGGGCCTGCCCCTAATGCTATTGCTCTTGCATTTGTCATTTCGTTGGTTGTGGGTTCTGCTTTTACGGCAGCAGGAGGCTTAGCTGTCATCCTTAAAACTTCTGCGCGTAACGCAGCGTTAAAC